CCAAAGGCACTATGGCCCGGTGTGAAAGCTTGGTGGGGTCAGGTTTACAACGAGTATCCTGACGAATATGTGGACCTGTTCGATGTGCAGAATTCTTCGCAGGCTTACGAGGAGTTGGTGCAGATCACGGGATTTGGCCTTGCGCCGGTGAAATCGGAAGGTGGCTCGGGCGCCTACGATACCGAAACCCAGGGCTTTACTGTCCGTTCGACCCATATCGCTTATGCGCTGGGTTTCAAGGTGACTTACGAGGAGTTGAGGGACAACCTCTACCCCGTGATCGCTCGGAACCGCGCACAGGCGAATGCATTCTCGATGCGACAGACGGTGGAAAACCTCGGTGCGGCGATGTACAACGACGCCTTCGCCGGCGCCGTGTTCGTCTACCCCGACGGGCAGCCTCTGGTTTCGGCTTCCCACGTCAATGTAACTGGTGGAACCTTTTCCAACCGCCTCACCCCAGACGCAGATCTGAGTGAAGTGGCCCTGGAAGACATCCACATCCAGATCATGCAAGCACAGACGGACCGCGGGCTTACGATCGCCGCGCAGCCGAAGAGCCTGCACATCGCCCCGCAGGAGTGGTACAACGCGAATCGGATCCTGAAGTCTGTCAATCAGTCCGGTACGGCGAACAACGACTTGAACATCCTCCGAGTTACGAACGCGTATCCGGGCGGTATCAAGTTGAACCACTACTTCAGTGCCCCCAAGGCCTGGTTCGTCCGAACCAACATCCCCCAGGGCATGATCATGTACTGGCGTGAAAAGCCAGACTTCATGCAGGACAACGACTTCGACACGAAGAATGCGAAGGCAATGTCTTACATGCGGCTGAGTTTCACTTGCGGCGACCCCCGAGGCATCTATGGCTCGAATGGTCCGTAAGAGTACGACAGAGATCTGAGAGATGGGCGTCTTATAATACGGATTATTTGACGCCCAAATTTCCCCGCGCTCATATGAGCGGCTTCGGCCGCGAGGAGATTTAAATGTCCACTGCAGTTCCAGTCCGGTATCCTTCCGGTGTAACGATGAGTAATCCTGGAGAGCTTTTGGCTCTCTACGGAAACCCCAATCCTTTCCAGCTCCATCGCCACGAAGATGATTTCGATTGGCTCGGGGCAACCGCAACCAAGTACACTATCACGGCGGCGGGCGGATCTGTCGCCAAGTCGGCTGGCGATGGTGGAACTATCCTTTTCACTACCGGCGCCGTCGCCACCAACTTTGCCGCCATTCAGTTGCCCTCCGCTGGCTTCACCCCCGTCCTGGGGCAGCGTATGTGGTTTGCCGCCCGAGTGGCGGTGGAAGACGTGTCTGCAGCCCAGGTCACCCTGGGATTGATCCAGACCACGGCAACCCCGGGCACGATCACTGATGGTATCGTGATCGAGAAAGCGGCAGCCGCCACTGCGTGGACTCTCAAGCACTATGTGGGTTCCGCAGCTTCCCTCACTCTGACCTTCCCCGCAGCAGCCTTTACCCCCGTCAACAACGCAGCCTTCGACATCGGCTTCTACGTTGATGGAAAGGGCTATCTGTTTGGGTTTGCGGCCACCGTAGCGAATGGTGGGTTGTTTGGTTACCAGCCCCAGAACAACGCTCTTCCCGAGCGAGGTGCTTTGGTTGGCGGCCAGATCCCAACCCTCACTACCGTCAGCCTCAATCCCACAATGGTGGTTTTCGCCGGCGCTTCGGGTGCGGAATTGATGACTGGGGACTTCGTCCTGGCGGCTAAGGAACGTACTTAAGCGTTTTAGGGATGGGGGCTTCGGCCCCCTGAACTAAGGAGACTTTATGGTCCCGGCGGATTATGGAACCCCCAAGCGCCTCATCACGATGGCATACCGTGACGCTGGCAAGCTCGCCCGTGACACCGAGCCCGATTCCGAGATGCTCCTCGACGGCATGAACCGCCTTGCCGACATCCTTTATTATCAGCAAACGCAGGGACTGAAACTGTGGTTGCTTGAAGACATTACGGTTCCGTTGGTTACGGGGCAGTCTCTTTACACCTTCGGTCCAACGGGCACTACGGTGATGCGTAAGCCCTTTCGCGTTGAGTTTGGTTACGCTACTTCTGGCACTTCCCTCAACCGCCGCGAGATCGATCCGATTTCATATCAGGATTGGACAAGGCTTTCAAACGTTACACAGAAAGGCCAGGTTACTCAATACTTTGTTGATAAGCAACTTGATCTCCTCAAAGTCAACCTCTGGTTGGTGCCGGATTCTACTCAGGTCACTCAAGGCGCTGTCCACCTCGTCATGCGGACGAAGGCGGTGCATCTCGAGAACCTCATCGAAACTATGACCTTTCCTCCAGAGTGGTACCTCGCCCTTCGTTGGGATCTGGCGTTTGAGTTCTCCACTGGACAGCCATTGGCTATCCAACAGCGTTGTCAAATGATGTCGGAAAAATATCTCGAGTCCCTCGAGGGTTTCGACATCGAAGACGTTTCGGTTTACATCCAAGCAGATTTGAGCCAGACCGCCGGGCGGGGGTTTAGGTGAGCAGCCTTGATATTCCAACTCGGTTTCCCCTTGTAACCAACCCTCAGCAGCGAAGGATGACTGTTTCTCAGGATAGTCGCCTTGTAAATTGCTACGCAGAATTGAACCACCAAACTGAAGAATATGATGTAGTAAAGCGTCCCGGCCTGGGAATATATCCTACTGACGCTTTGGGCCCAGCCTTCTCTTCCAGCGGACTATTCGTTGTTCCTGGTCCCAGTGGGGGAGCTCAAATGCTCCTTCAAGCTGTAAACGGATTTTTGTATGAAAATGGAACTGTTAAGGGTGCTATAAGTAACTTTGGCCGTTACTCTTGGACCGCTATTAACGTGGTTCCACAGTATGCTTTTTTTGGAAACTCTCTTGTATACTATACTTATACCAGTAGTACTATCACCCCTATCGCAGACGCCTTTTTCATAACGATTCAAACTTCTCTTGTCCCCGGAATTGCTTACCTCAACGGACGAGTGTATGTTTGCACCTCAACTAACCAAGTATATGGAGCAACCAACCTAGAAGATCCTACTGTGTGGAGTGCTTTGAATGTTATAGTAGCAAACGACACAGTAGGCTGGGCTCGACGCTTGGTTCGTCATTTGCAGTACATTCTCGTCATGAAGCAGTATTCTTCTGAGGTGTTCTATGACGCTGGAAACCCAACAGGCAGCCCTTTAACCCGCGTGGAGGGTGTAAGAATACCTTTTGGATGCGCCTTTGCGCATTCCGTTGCAAGTCTCAACGACCAATTGTTTTGGGTTTCTGTGGAAACTCCAGGTAATTTTGGTGAAGGTGCTCTGAAAGTTATTCGCATGGTAGGGCTGCAGCCTGAAATAATTTCTACTCCAGCTGTTTCAAGGTTTCTCATTGCCCATAACGGGCAGTTATATGGATCTTTTGTTCAGCTAGGCGGGCACAGATTCTACATGTTGTGCCCGGATAGTAAAGTTTATGGAGAAACTTCCTACACCCATTTGTTGTACGATCTAGATTCTGGTGTCTGGTCGGAATGGACTTTCAACCCAAGCTATACAAACTTCACAGCCTTTGGATCAATACAAGGCGCCCAATCAACTATCTTAGAGGACAATCGAGGTCTTCTCTACACGTTGATTGAAGATCCTCTAACTAATATGGATACTGGAAATGTTATTCCTATAGACATTTACACACCGATTATGGACTTTGGTGTGGATAGGGTAAAACAGCTTTCCTCTCTTTACATAAACGCGGATCAGCAGGACAGTGCAACTCTGCAGATTCGACGTTCGGACGATGATTACCAGTCTTGGTCAAACTACAGGAACATTGATTTGTCCAAGAACAAACCTAGACTCATTGACGAAGGTTCGTTCTATCGCAGAGCTTACCATTTGCATTATGAAGGTAACACTCCGTTTCGCGCCCGTTCCTTTGGTATGCAAATGGACTTAGGTGTTTTATGAACATCCCCGCACAAGTTACTCCCATCGTTGATCCTTCTGGCCGCGCAACCAATCCTTGGTGGACCTGGTTTTCCGGCCTTTCCAAAGGCATCTCCACAACCGTTGACCTCGCTCCACTCACTGGAGCCGGCACTCAAGGTACCCTCACCGTCGTCAACGGTATAATCACTGCATACACTCCGCCCACTTAAGGTGACTTATGGCTATGAATTGGGGTAAGATTTTTGACTACGGTGGGAAGGCTTTAGGGGCGTTGGAGACCTACGGGGCATACAAGGCCTCAAAGAATATCTCCAAGAATGCCGATCCCTTTGCGCGTTATCGTGCGATGTATGGGGATAAACTCGCAACCTTAATGGCTGATCCTTCATCCATCGAGTATGATCCCAACTTCCAATGTATGCGGGATCAAGGCCTCGAAGCGGTTGAGAGGAAGATGGCGGCGGGAGGATTCACTGGTTCTGGCAACATGGCGACGGAACTCGCCAAGTACGCAACTGGCTTTGCTGGACAGTATCGGGACCAAGAACTTCAGCGCCTCGCGGGGTTCGCTGGTGCAGGAATTAATCCCTCTCCCGCCGCGTCGGCTCTTCCAGGATACAAGCAAGTGTTCGATCAGACTGGCGATTTACTCTCCAGTGTAGGCTATGATTGGAAAGGCGGATTGTCGAAACTTTTGGGGGGCGGTGGAGCAGCCTCCGCCGGTAACATTAGTGCCTCAACCGCGGCAGCGGCAGCGGCCGCTGATCCTTCAATGGCGGCCGCGATGGCGGCGTATACTCCAGGAGCAACTGGGGGCGCTGCAGGTGGTGCCGCTGCCGGCGGCGGTCTTAGTGCAGCTGCCCCTTATCTCGGCCTCGGCGCAATGGCAATTGCAGGAGGTAAGATTTGGGCCGATGCGGCGAAGAAGGACCCTGCTCAAGTTAGCTTCAACCCTCAGACGGGCGGTTTGAGCTTCGACAGGACTACATCTGAATTAATGAGAGCCTCTGGGATAACCGAAGAAGCCCTCAGCACCGTTCTCGCCCCTCTCTTACAGCGTTACTCTCAAGAAGAAGACACCGGTAACCTCGGCGATCAGATGAAGAACTGGATGGAAAAGCCTGAAGGTTATGATGAATTCGAGCGAACGATTAAGAGCAACATTCGTAAGGTGGGTAACGCCAGAAAGATCCCGACCAATGCGACGCCTGAGATCCTTGCCTACTATTTGTTGAAC